CGGCGAGCAGCTCGCCCGAATCCTTGGCAAGGGTGGCGATGGTGGTGGCGAGCGCGGTGCGGCACGCGTCGCGCTCGATCGAGGCGACGGACACGGCGACCTGGAAGGCGTCGAGAAAAGGCGAGCCGTCGCCACCGGCGGCGGCATAAGCAAGATCGAGCGCCAGCGCCTGATCGATGCGCGGCGCGCGGGGATCGTCCTGGTTGCGCCACTTGTCGAGCGTGCTGCGACCGGTGAGGCCGAGCAGGCACGCCGCCTCGGCCTCGCCGATCCGCGCGATCGTGCGCTTGGCGGCATCGGTGAAGGTGAAGGGCAGAGCGGCCTTGGTCATGCAAGCCGCCCCCGGCCGGCCGGCGTCAGCAACCACGCCCATTCCAGCGTTCGGCGGGCTTTCGACTGGTCGGCCGCCTTGGCTATCAACCCCATGCGCTCCAGCGCATCGGCTGTTCGATTGGTGTTGCCGACCTGATACGGTTCGCCCTTGCGAACCGGGTGCCCATGCCGAACCCTGTTCAGCATAGAGCGCTGCGCTTCGGAAAGCGCCTTCACTGGATCACCGCCGCGGTGCAGCGGGGCGGATCGGCGTGGAAGGTCACGACGACGCACGGCTGATCGATGCCGACCGCAATATATTCCACGTCATCCAGAAAGCGGTCGTTGTCGCGAAACCAGTCGGCGAGCATATCGGCGCAGACGATGTTGTCGGCATCCCAGCCCAATCCCGGGCCGAAGCGCACGGCAAGAAAGGCCGGGCCGTCTACCTGTCGGCTGAACGTCCAGCCATCGGCACCGCGCGTGGCGACGATATCGGCATCGAATTTGAGAACAGTCGCCACGAACCGCTCGCCGTTTGCGACCGGCACGGCCCGCTGCCACTCCGGATCGGGCTTTGCCAGCCAATCCGCCCAACCCTGCAACGTGCCGTCGCAAGGGATGATCTCGTCAGAGAATGCCGCGAGGTAGAAGCGCTCGTCGCCAGCAACCGCGGTCATGCGTCGTCTCCAATTTGATGCACCGTTTCGGCATCGCGCGCGGTGTTCGTGATGGCGGCGACCACGTCGCCGTAAGCCAGCATGGCGCGCAGGATCGTGCGCCGCTCGGACGGCTCCCATGTCGAGCTGATCGACAGGGGCGCGATCAGGTCGAGTATGTCGCTTGCCCGTGCCGTCTCTTCTTCGGAAAGCCTGTCCGCGTCCGCCTGTGGTGGCGCGGTCCGATACCCGCGCGCCCAGCAGAATGCGGCATAGGCGGCGACATCGAGGGGATCGCCCTTCTGGACGTGCGCGGCCAGATCGCGCTGGCAGTCGGCTTCCCAATCGTCGGTGCGCCAGTTGTCGGTGAAGCCGTACTTCTGTTCGGCCTTGGCCAGCTTCGCTTTCAGCGCGGCCATAAAATCGTTGACGAGCTTTTCCGTCGTCGGATGAGGCACGCTGTCAGCCGGGAAGCCTACCTTGTCGAACGGCGGGTAATGGGGGTCGGCGCCATCCACGACCAGCTGTGCGATATGGCGCACCTGCGTGGGGGAGACGCGGCGGACCTCTTCGTCCGTCCACCGCGCAATGCGGGCGACGAAGTTGCGGAAGCGATCGTCGATCATGCGTCGGTATCCTCGGGGGAAAGCGTCTCGCCGACGAAGCGCATGGTCAGGCCGCATTCGTCGCAGTGCCAGGTGCCGCGCATCAGGCGGCGGCGTTCTTCCTCGCGGGAGGCGTACAGGCCGTACCAAGCCGCGGTGCCGGTGATGGCCGTGGCAATCAGGACAGCGCCGAGCAGAGCCAGCGCGATCACGAGGGGGGCGGGCACGTACATCAGCCGCGCCCCGCCTTGTCGGAAACGGCGCGCCGATCGGACAGGACGACCGGCGCGCCACCCGTTATCGATCCGTCCGTCCGGGAGGAGGGAGACGGCAGATCGACGGGATAGATGTCAGGGCGGAGAAGGTGTTTGGAAATTTTGGTTGCGTCCTCGACCGCCAGGACATGTTGGGCGGGCAGCGGCTTTTCAGATTGCAGCCAACGCCAGACAGCAGCCTGCGATACTCCACAGATGCGAGCGAGAGCGGATTGCGAACCGGCCTCGGAAACCGCGGCTTGCAATGATTCGAATGGCGTAGACGCTGTCATAACCGCTGGCTACACGTATAGTTGTAGCTTGGTCAACACCTATTCGCCCGTTTTCAATTACACGCTTGGTTGTAGCGTCGCTTCATGATTGACGGCGTCAGACTAGGATTTTTGCTGCGCGAAAGAGGGCTTTCGCAGTCGGAATTGGCTCGTCGTATCGGGATAAGCCAACAGGCTATCCATAAATTGATCGTCGGCCAATCCCGTGGATCGACGCATATAGTGGCGCTTGCGCGCGAGCTGGGGACGACACCGGCGTATCTTGCTGGTGAGATTGACGATCCGGATGAAGGCGCACCCCCTCCACCGCCTAAGCCGACCGCACAGGTCGCCACCATGCAGGTTCTGCTGCCGGATACGCGCGCCTTGGAGCGGATGTTTCTGGCGGTGCTGAAGGCATCGGAAGGACTGTCACAGGAAGCGCTCGCGCATGAGCTAGCATTGCTGCTTCCCAAAGGGCTCTCGCTTCTGCGAGGGCCGCTTGTGTTCGCGGACCCGGTGCCCGACGATGATCGGCCAACCGATCCTGAAGCCGTCGATGCCGATCGTCCCGCACGACGGCGAGCATAGCCACCATGATTTCGTCTTCCGCATGGCTGATGGCGCACCCGGCGCGTCGATATTCCTGCGATCCCATCCTGTTAGAGCACTCCCGTTCTCTTTTCGTTCCGTATCGCGTTTGCAGATGGTAGGAAAGCGGGCCGGGCGAATAATTTGATCCTTATCAACGGGGGATGATGATGACGGGTGTTTCTGCATCGGCGATACGTCTGACTGAAAAGGCGGCGGTGTTACCGCCCAACGTCATCGAGGATGTGCCCGAAGCTGCGGCCTCGATCCCCGAGGCGGCAAACGACGAAGCGCAGCCAATCGCAGGCTTCATCTGCACGATCGAATATACCGACGCCGATGGCGTGGTGACCGAGCGGTTCATCTCATGCCGACGTTACGAGCTGGTCGGTGACGTTGCCCGCGTCGGCGCGATCTGCGGCAAGTCCGGCCGGTATCGAACATTCATCGCCGACCGCATCCGTGAGGTATGCGACGCCCAGACGGGGGAGTCGCTGGGTAACGGCAGCTTCTTCGCGCAGTTCGCGACCGATGCAATCCGTGAGCGGGTCGACCACTGGAACACCACCCCGGACAACAAGGCGCTGATCGTCGCCGGTCTTAACGTGCTGTGCTTCATGGCGCGGTGCGATGGCGAATGGCATCCGCTGGAAGAGGAAGTGATCGAGGACTTCGTCTGCTCGCTGTGGCTGCGCAGCGAATGGGAAGGCGAACCGCCGCTAGATCGCATCGCGGTTCATGCCCGCCGGCTCGGTCCTGATGGCGAAGTGTTTCGCGATGCGATCCGCCAGTATGGGCAGAGCGCTACGTCAGCGGCGGTACTGAGCCGGTTTGTTCAGCGGGTAATCGCGGCGGATGGCGTAATTTGCGATCATGAGCATCGGTGGTCGACGGAATTCGCGGAGCTGCTGGAGGATGCCCAAAATTTCGTTAGCAACCGCCTAAATGCTCAGTGACCGAAATCGTCAAATAAGAAGCAAGCGCCTTAGGGGATATGCTGCCGTAAAAACTAGGTGCATTCATTTAAAAGATAGATTTTTTCTTGAGAAAGGTCACGCGCAATAATGATAAGCGCCGAAACCACGATCAGACAGAAAGCGTTTGATGAGTTTGTAGAGCCTTACGGCGGCCGTTATATTCCCGATACGGAAATTACGGCCGGACTACTAATTGATTACGTTGAGCACCTTAGATCGAAACTGCTCGGAAATTTTGTTAGTGCTGCGCGTCGCGCTGGCAATCCAATCATTCTCGAAATCGGTTTCGTCAAGGAGGTGTCTTATAATGCATTCGCAGCGCATCATGACGGAGTCGATATTATAGCGCTTAATAGCGGCAATACTGGTCGAGCGATGTCAACACTACATCACATGATGGACCATTCCTCGATATTCGATGATATGACTGGCCACGAACCCCGTATGGGCACTACGGTAGATGCGGAATATTTGCGTGTCGCTGACCTTGGTCCAATGATTGCATATGTCGGGGCTGAAAACAGGTTGCGTCTGGTACAAGATATTGCCCGACAAGCTGAACGTTTTCTTATATTTCATGAGATGGCCCATATTCTTAATGGTCATGTTGATTGGGTAGGCGAAAGATTTGGTGCACGGCTTCTAGCCGAAAATTATATCGCAACCGAGCATGGTCTATCAACACTTGATTACCAAACGATCGAATACGATGCGGATGCCACAGCAATTAATATTTTGGTTGATGGCGCGGTTCGTAAGGCAATGTTAAATGCGGGTTTGAACGGAAAAAAAACTCCCATCACTTTTCACGACGGTATCGGCTTCGAAATTAAGTGCTTATCGTATGCCCTTTATGCGACATTTAAGCTATTTGAGTCTGCTCCCTGCATTGGCATTGATGAAGTATTGTTGGTCAACCATCCACCAGCCCGCATTAGGGCTCAACTCGCCATGGTTGGCATTTGCACGGTACTATGGCGGCATTTCGCAATTCCGCTAAGTGTGTATCGCCCGATGATCGCAGCGACGTTTCTCGACGCGGAACTGTCATGGAGCAAGCTGACCGGTGAAGGCTTAGATCATATATTCACCGAACGGGATGCGGAACTGGGGCTAGCTCTTCTCGATCTTTACAACGGCCGCTGGCGGGATATTCACCCAGACTTGAATCGTTTGAAGTTAGGCAAGAGCATAGCAATGGCATGGGACGATAAAGCGTGATCAACGAGGCGCTAATTCAGCGTGACCGTTGGTTCGCCGGAAAAGGGGCAGAACGCCGCGTCCTTCACATTGAAGGGGTTGAACTTGTGTTTATGGTGCGGGGTCAGTTAAGCGCCGCACCTCGCCGCATGACGGTCGCGGATTTTGCAGCTTGGGCAGAGGCCCCGGTTCAGCGCTAAAAACGATCATCGAATTGAGATAGTCGAGCGAAACTGGGTCAAGTGGTGGCGCACTAATACCCTTCGAGCTTGAGCCCCGTCGTGTATCCCCGATCACCCAACGTATGCGTTACCTCGGCAATCAGCCACCCGACCGCGTCGATCGCGGCCTTGTAGCCGGTGACGCGCACCTTCGTTTCGGGATGTAGGTCCGCGCGGCCGAGCGCCAGCGTGAGGGTGAGCGAGACGGGTTCACGGCGGCGGCGGCGTCCGCATCGGTCGCATAGACGCGGGACAGCGACTTGGCGCCATCGGCCTTGCCGGCAACGAAGGTCTGGCGCTTGCCGCTCTTGCGATCGTGCCACGTCGCCTTCACGCCGGGCACGTCCTCGCGCTTCTGCCGCGCAAACTGGTGGGCGTCGCCCTGCCGGCGGGCGATGGTGACGGTGGGTAGGGCGCGGCCGAACGGCGTCGCGCCGGCGCCGATCGGACCGAAGATCAGGACGCCGCGCTTGATCGTGGCGACGGCGCCGCGTTCGCGGCCGAGGCGGCGCAGGAAGGCGAGATCGCTTTCGCGGGACTGTGCCTTCACCGTGACGGGCACATTGGCAAGGCTGGCGGCACAGCGGGGGGTGAGGCCGTGGTGGCGGGCGACATCGGCGACGATCTGGCCGAGGGTGGTACCGTGCCAGCTGCGCTCGCGCCGGGTCTTCAGGTCACCGGTGAAATCGGCGGCGCGGGCGCGGATGGTGATCAGGTCGGGCGGGCCGCCGTGATTCACCTCGTCGACGATGAACCAGCCCTTGTCGACCAGGCCGGGCGTCACGTCGCTGCCCTGTGACCAGCCGAGCCAGACGTGGATCTTCGCGCCGGTCGGGGGCAGGGCGACCGCACCGTCGGTGTCGTCGATGACGAGATCGAGCTGGTCGGCCTCGTCGCCGCGCTTCTCGCTCAAGCCGAGGCTGACGAGGCGCGCGCGGGGCGGGCGGCCGTTCGGCTGTGCGACCGTGCCCTCGAGTAGCGGGGTGATGTCCTTGCCGTCGACCACGACGCGGACGGCGGGGATATTGGCGATCATGCCGCGTCCTGGTCGACGCGCAGCAGATCGACCGAGAAGTCGATCTGTCGGGGCGTGCCATCGGGGTGGAAGGCTTTCGCGCGATCGTCGATCCCGGTGATGACGAAGGCGCCGTAGACATGACCGCGCCCGTCGACCAGCGACCAGGCGTCGCCGGTGTCGGCCATGCGGCGCAGCTCGTCGATCGACACCTCGCCGTCCGCGATCTCGGTATAGACGGTGCCGGGCAGGCTGATCGTCTCCTCGCCGGGGCCGGTGAACTGCACCGCGTCGCGCGCACCGATGCGGGTGGTGGTGGCGTGGCGCCAGCTGGCGCGGCGGGCCAGCTCGTCGAACGCCAGCGTGGTTATCGAGAAGGGGAAGAGGCCAAGGGCGAGGAGCATCATCCGTTCTCCCAATCGGGGCGGTCGGCAAAGGAGGAGCGGCTGCGCGCGGCATCCTCGCGCTCGCGTCGGTCGAGTTCATCGGCGACGGCGCGGGCCAGCGCCTGCGCGTCCTGCCCCGGCTGCTGGTTGATGTGGATGGTGTAGCTGCGGGGCGCCATGCCGGCAGCGCCGGCGGTGGCGGGCGCGGCACCGGCGGTGCTGGCCATCGCCAGCGCCGGGATCGCGCTGCCGGTGACGATCGCGTTGGATAGCCGGGTCGACAGGCGATCCATGCGCTGGACCGGCTCGGCTTCCTGCGCGGCGATGCCGTTCGTCAGCCCGTCGATGATATGGCCGCCGAAGCCCATGAACACCCGGCTCGGCGAGCGGATGCCGAGCGCGCTCTTGAACGTGGAGCTGACGGCATGGGCGGCGCGCATGACCGCGTCCCTGGCGGCAGCGATCCCGCCGGTGATGCCGCTGATCAGACCACGGATGATGTTGGCGCCGAACGTGCTGAAGCGCGCCGGCATGTCGAAGCCGAGCCAGCGCATCGCCGGCGCGAAGGCGGCATAGAGCAGGCCGATCGGCGAGAAGTTGAGAATGGTGGCACCGATGCTGGCGAGGCCACCGGCGAACACCGCCTTGACCGCGGACCATTGCGCACCGAACCACGCGCCGATTGCGCCCCAATTCTGATAGATCAGATAGGCGGCAGCGCCGAGCGCGACGATGCCGGCGACGACGGCGAGCGCGATGCCGATCACCGGCAGCATCCCCATGCCGAGCGCGCCGGCCGCGAAGGCGAGAGCGGAGAAGGGTGCGATCAGGCCGGCGATGACAATCGCACCGCCCCCCAGCACGAGGAACAGGCCGGCAAACGCCGCGGACCCTACCATGATCGCCTTGGTCAGCGTTGGGTGGCGGGTGGTGACGTCGCCGATCCACTTTGCAAACGCGGTGGCGCGGGTGACGACGGCGTTGATGGTCGGCAGCAGCTGTGCGCCCAGCGTGACGGCCAGCGCGGTGGCGTTGACCTTCAGCTGCTTGGACTGCTCGGCCGAGTCCTGCATCCGTTCGGCGAAATCCTTGTCGGTGGTGCCGCTGGCGCCGGCGGCTTCGGCGCGGATGCGGCGGAACTCCTCCATGTTCTGGATCAGCGGGCGCAGGCCCTGCTGGACCTGCGAATCCTCGAACAGCTCGCCCATCTTCGACAGGTCGCCCTTCAGCGTCGAATTGGTCAGCTCGGCGATGGCCTCCAGCGGCGTCTTGCCCTGGCTGTATGCCTTCTTCAGCGCAGCGGGCAGATCGACGCCCATCTTCTTGAACGCGCGGTTGGTGGCGGGCGAGCTGATCTTCTGGAGGATGTTGCCGAGGTTGGTGCCGGCGGTGGCGGCATCGCCGGCACCTTTGCGCGCAATCTGGAGGCCGGCGGCGAGATCCGCGACGGCGCCGGTGCCCGACTGGCCGAGGCCCTGATAGGCGGCGGTCAGCGCCGGAAAATACTGCGCCATATCCTTGATCTCGAACGCGCCCGCTTTGCCCGCCGTCGCCATCACGTCGATGATCTTGGCGGTCTGCCCGACCGGCACCTTGAGGTTGTCGGTGGCGGCGAACGCCGCGGCGGACAGGTCGGCAATCTCGGCCTTGTAGGCGGTGGCGGCGCGGCCGATCGGAGTCATCATCGCGACCGCGTCGGGCACCTTGGCGCCGAGGCCGGCGAGCGCGTCGACGCCGGCCTGAAGGTCGGCCGGCATCTGGTTGGCGGCGCGGGCGGAGACCAGAAGATTGCGGCCGAGCTTCTCCGACGCGGCGCGCGACAAATCCGCCTTCTGGCCGATATCGGTCATCACCGACTGATATTCCTGCGCGGCATGGACGCTGGCCAGCAGCGGCGCGGCCATCGCCATGCCGGTGCCGATCGCGGCGGCACCGCTGGCGGCCATGCCGGTGGCCGCGCCCTGCATCCGGTCGAAGCGGGCGCGGCCGGCGGCGATGCGGCGCTGGCGATCGGCGAGGCGCCCGACGCGGCGTTCCTGTTCGGCGATCTCTTCGTTGGTGCGGCGGGCATTGTCGCGCAACTCGCGTTCGTGGCGGGCGAGATCGGTAGTGGCGACGCCGGCGGCGCGCATCCGCTCGCGCAGTTCACCGAGCTGGCGGGTTTCGGCCTGGTGCTGGCGCTCCAGCCGCTGCGCTTCGGTACGGGCGCGGTTGAATTCGCGGGTGAGGGTGCGGCTGGGGTTGGCGGTCTGGGACAATTCGCGGCCGAGCGCGGCGACCCGCTGGCGTGCTGCCTGCATATCTTGCCCGGTGGTGCGGAGCCCGGCTTTCAGCGCACGGAAGCCGGCGATGTCGCCCTGTGCGCGCTCGATCTCCTTCAGCTTGTCGCGAGTGAGGCGCAGCGCCTGCGCCGCCCTGGTCGATCCGCCGGCGATGTCGCGCAACGGGCCGGTGACGCGGTCACCGGCCTCCAACAGCATACGGATGCGGAGATTACGATCCACGCGACTTCTCCGGGTCGTGGCGGCGCGCCGCGCGCTCGCGCCATTGCATCAGGTCGGGGAGGGACAGGGCGTCGAGCGCGTCCAGCTGCCAGTGGAAGACGAAGGCGATATCCGCCATCGGGTCTTCTACATGGCCTGGGAGAGCGCCTCCTTGGTCACAGTCGGCAGCAAAAAATCGACGAGCACTCCCGCGATCTGGGTGATGTCGGCGGGGTCCATCGCATCGATCAGGTGCGGGTGCAGGACGGGCGTGGTGACGCGCGGGGCGACCAGCGCCACCTGATTGTAGTCCATCCGGACCAGGCCGCCGAGGTTGGCGCCGCGCAGGGCGCCGCCCATGGGTTTGCGGACATGGATCTTGGTGCCGGCGGGCAGCACGACCTTGTCGGCGACGACGATATCGAATTCGAGGGTGATATCGCCGGGCGCGGCGGCGGGGGTGGGCGTGTCGATCTGGTCGGTCATGGTCGGGGAGCCTTCGTGCTATCGCGGATGAATGGAGGGCGATCAGAGGCCCATGGCGGCGCGGTGGCCGGCCATCAGGTCGACGCCACCGACGATCTCGATCATGCCGAGGACATCGATCTCCACTTCCACGACGCCGTTCCAGGTCAGCTTGAAGTAGGAGAGCTGGCTCTTGACCTTGAACTCGGTGTCCTCGCCGGGCTTCCATTCGCCCATGTCGATCTCTTCGTGCCGGCCGCGCGTCACGATCTCGATCGTGTCGAGCGTCCCGGTGTCGTCGTTCTGGAACGAGCCGACGAAGCGCTGGAGGATGCCGGACAGGTTGAGCTGGCCGTACTGGCGCAGGATCTGGCGCATCGGGCCGCCATAGGTCGCCTCCATCTCCAGCGGCTCGCCACCCATGTCGACCTTGACGGCACGGCCCATGCCGCCGGCGCGATAGTCCTCGAACTTCCGCACCAGCTTGGGCGGGGTGATCGAGACGGTTTCACCGATGAAGGCTTCGCCCTCATTGAACTGCATCATCTGCTTGAGCTTGCTGGGGAACGCCATCATCGGGCCTTTCGAGACAGGAGGATCAGTGCGCGCCGCTCGCCACCCAGATCGCGTAGAACACGATCATGAGGACGATGGCGGTGAGGGGCGGGCCGGCGATGACGATCAGCATGATCGCCCACCAGGGCAGGCCGGTGAGCCACCACAGGATGACGGCGACCAGCAGCGCGAAGGCGAGGCAGCCGAGCAGGAAGCGGTTGGAGATCATCATCGATCAGCGCCCCGATGCCAGCGCGGCGAAGTCGGCGAAGAACTCGTCCGAGATCTCCTGCTCCAGCCCGAGCGCCTCCAGTGGCGGAACGAAGGTGTAGCGGTAGCCGATCAGCAGCTTGCCGGCCTTCAGCTGGTCTACGGGATTGCGGGCGCCGTCGAACGACGCGACGGCACCGAGGATGCGGCCGGCGCGCTTCTCGACCCGGAACCGCTCGTTGATCTGCTCGACGATATCGCGGGCGAGGCTGGGGAGGAGCGGGCGGTCCATTGCCCAGACCAGGCCGAGCGCAACGGTGTCGGCGAGGATCTGCGCGGTGCGTACGGCCGACTCGAACACGAAGTCGCTGGCGGGGGCAGCGCAGGTGCGGTTGCCCCAGAAGCGCAGCGCGCCGGCCATGCGCACGACCGTCACCAGCTCGGACGCGTTCAGGACGTTGGCATCGCAGTCGGCATCCTGAATGTCGAAGGTAACGCCGGCGGTAAGGCCGTCGATGTCGGGCAGCGCGACGTTGGACAGCGTCTTGTGCCAGCCTTGCGTCTGGTCGATCGCGGCGCGCGCGCCCATGGCAACCGCCGCGACGGGCACGGCGATGCTCGCCCCGCCGGCACCGTAGGGCGCGGTGACGCCGGGCCACAGCAGGGTCAGCTCGCGCGCGTCGGGGAACAGGCCGCGGTGGGTGATCGCCTCGGCACGGGTTGCGCCGAGCGCGGCGGCATAGACGCGGGCACGCAGCCGCTTGGCGACCACCACCAGCGCCTTCGTCACCAGCTCGCCTTCGAGGCCAGGCGCGCCGATGATGCGCGGATGCAAATCGAGCTGCGCGGGCGCGGTCAGGAGCGCCTGCATCCCCGACTTCACGCCATTTTCATCCTTGCCGATCACGGCGGTGGCGGTCGCGGCGGCATTGGCGCCGGGCGCGATGCGGACGACGACGATTGGCGCGGCCACCTGGCCGGCGATGGCGGTGAGCGCGGCGCGCAGCGTGCCACCGGCGCCGGCCTTCGCGATGGCGTCGCGCAGGTTGGTGACCTTGACCGGCGTATCGAGCGGGAAGTCCGCCGGCAGCGCGTCGGGCGCGGTGGCGACCAAGGCGATGACGGCGGTGGCGACGGTGGCGATCGAGCGTGTCGCCGTCTTGACCTCGGCGACGTTGATGCCGTGCAGGAAGCTCATGAGGGTCGGACCTTTCAGGCGAGCGCCGAGGCGGCGCGGATGGTGGACGACAGGGAGAAGGCGGGGGCACCGGCCACGTCGGTGCGACGGCCGGTGACGGTGAGGACGACGGCGTGCGGTGCGGCACCGGCAGTGAGCGCGACGCGCGAGATCCGCGCGCGCCCTTCCTGCCGCAGCAGCGCCAGCGCCGCGGCGGCATAGATCCGCAACCGGCCGGCCTCGTTATTGGGCTGGTCGAGCAGCTGGGGCACCAGCGAGCCGTATTCGCGGCGGGCGAGGCGGGTGCCGAGCGGGGTCGACAGAATATCGTCGATCGACTGTTCGAGATGGTCGGCGCCGGCGAGCAGCTTGCCGGTGTGGCGGTCCATGCCGATCATTGCGGCGGTCCCGATATCGCGCCGCCCGCCTGGACGCGGGTGTGGACGTGATCCTTCAGGCTCTTGCCCGCCGCGATCACGTCGGTGGCGGCGGTGATCGTCCTGGTCGACCGGATGTCGCCGTCGACCTCCATATCCCCGGTCAGCCTGAAGCCGCCCCTGGCGACGATCAGGACGGTCGCGCCCTCGGGCAGATAGGCGGTGAGGGCGTGGGCGACGGGATCGTAGCC